TTTGAGTTCAACCTAGAAGACTTAAGAAACAAAGAAGAGTAAATCTATGAACGCTTTAGACTATTGGATAGAAATGCTAAGGAGGTTAAACTCTCCTACCTATCAAATAGCAAAAGAAGCAGAAGACTACTATAATACTATAGGGAGGAATTAATCAGTTAACTAATTTAAACTGATTTATGGATAAGAGAAAAGATAATAAAGGCACAATAGGTAATAAGGGAGGGAGACCATCTAAAGCTGAAGAGATTAAACTTATAGAACGTTTAACCCCAATGGCTCCCGCTGCTTATGAAGCTTTAAAAAAAGGAATAGACAAAGGAGACTATAAATTTGTTCAGCTATTTTTTGCTTATTACGCCGGTAAGCCAAAAGAAAGTAAAGACATAACATCTCAAGGTGAAAAGATTCAGACTATAATTAACTTAGGTGCTGGAGATGGAGATATTTAGCCTAGTTTCGTTTATTGTTTGGGGAGTTATTTCTGTTTCATTTTCAATTTACTTTGTTTTTAAAGATTTACCAACTGATAAATTAGACAGGATACAAGTATTGTCTTACATGCTGTTGTGTCCAGTTTTATGCGCAATCAATGGCCTGAATTATCTTGAATCAATTTGAAACTACTAAGCAAACAAAATAAAGCAGTCTACTATTTAAAAGACTCTAATACTACAGAGCTTTTATACGGTGGCGCAGCCGGTGGCGGTAAGTCCGCATTAGGTTGTCTTTGGTTAATTGAATCATGCCAAAAGTATGAGGGTTCTAGGTGGCTCATGGGAAGGTCCAAACTAAAGACACTAAAAGAAACAACCCTAAACACATTCTTTGACCTAGCAAGCAAACTAGGAATATCAGACCAATTCGTTTATAACGGCCAAACAAATACAATCCTTTGGAATAATGGTAGCTCAATAGTATTAAAAGATTTATTCCTTTACCCTTCAGACCCTAACTTTGATAGCTTAGGTTCATTAGAGATTACCGGTGCCTTTATAGATGAGTGCAACCAGATAGTTTATAAGGCTTGGCAAGTAGTTAAATCACGTATTCGATACCGTTTAGATGAGTTTGGATTAGAGCCTATGATATTTGGAACATGTAACCCTGCTAAGAATTGGGTTTACAAAAAGTTCTACATAGCAGATAGAAACGATTCTTTACCCTCTTACAGACGTTTTATACAAGCTTTACCGACAGACAACCCACATTTACCAGAAAGTTACTTACAATCGCTTAGAGAGCTTGACGAAGCGTCTAAACAAAGACTTTACTACGGTAACTGGGAGTATGATGACGATAAGGCCACTATAATAAGCTTTAACGCTATAATGGATTACTGGAATGGTAAGCACGTTAAGCCAGAAGGAAACAAGTATTTAACGATTGACGTAGCCAGAAAAGGAAAGGATAAAACAGTTTTTAGGGTTTGGCATGGTTGGGTATGTATTTACCGTGAAGAGATGGGTAAAAGCTTAGTGACTGAAGTAGCAACAAGAGCGCAAGAACTTCAAGCAGAATATGAGATAAAAAACAGTAACACTGTTGCAGACGAGGACGGAGTAGGAGGTGGAGTAGTTGACATACTTAACTGCCAAGGATTTATAAACAACTCTAAAGCCAAGATGAAAGAAAACTACGACAACTTAAAAAGCCAGTGCTCTATAAGAATGGCAAAAAGAATACAAAGAGGAGAAGTAACAGAGGTTTGTAAGGACCAGTCAATAATAGACAGAGTAAGCGAAGAGATGGAGCAGGTAAAGTACAAAGACCTAGATAAAGACGGGAAACAAGGTATTATACCTAAAGACAAAGTTAAGGAAATGATAGGACGCTCTCCGGATGATTGGGATACAATAATGATGAGAGAAATATTTGATATTTACGGGGAGTTTGTAATGGTATAAAATAAAGATTATGAATGATATTATATTAAATGGAGAAAGAGTTGAAGTTTTAACGACAGGAATTAAAGGAATAGTTACAGGTACGTGTGTTTCAGGTATAGACGTTCAATTTGTAGAATACAAAGTCACTTATTGGGTGGGAGGAGATAGGAAAAATGAATGGTTGCTACCAAAAGAAATCAAAATACATCAGGATAATTCAGTTAAGCCGGGACTGGTTAATTACGAAAAATCAATAATGGTCTCCACCCCGTGCAGCAAGTAGACCTAAAACGTTTAGATATGAAAATTAAAATTTTGACAATTTTAGCACTTTTTTTGACGGTTTTTTCGTCATGTGAAAAGACTTATGTTTGTGAGGCCACAATAACCACAAGCGAACCATACCCCAATACGGTAGAAACATCTATAGAGATAGAGATGACGAAAGAAGAGGCTAAACAATTTGAAGAAGATAACACCTTTACAAACACATTTACTTGGCCAGAAGAATATACGGAAACAGTAATAACAGAATGTAAATGAATGAGAAACAGTTGTTAAACGCTTACATGCAAATATATGCTATGGATTTTAATGTTAAAAAAGACTATATCATTGTAAGCAATAGGAAATACGAGAGAGTCTACAGAATTTGTAGAGAAATGTTATTCGACCCTGAGTTCATGTTTTATAAAATTCAAGAGTATAAAAAAATATTAAAGAATGAACTTCCCAAACAACCTTAAACAAGCTCGATTAGAAAAGAGCAAAAAGATTAAGAGCAAAGTAACTCAGCTTTCTTTAGCTAATGAGTTAGGCATAACCCGTAACATGATAGCGAGTTATGAGCAGGGGTTAGCAGAGCCTGGGCTATGTGTTCTCGTTAAAATGGCTGCTTATCTTGAGACAGATGTGAACTCACTACTATCTGATTAAAATTTCATCAATTCATTGTTGTCTAATTAATCAATAATATCTTTACCCTAACAATTTAAATTGGGTGAAGTTTAAAATACCATTTACAAAAGGTAAAGAGGTTGACTTATCTTTGAAGGGTCAATCGTATTCTAGTCCCTCAAACTTTATAACCACAGGTAATTTATTGGCTTCAATGGGTTCTCTAATTCAAACGAGAACAACCAAGGATTAATAGATAAAGGATATGCGTCTAACGTTACTGTTTATGCTATAATCCGAAAGATAGTTGATAACGCTATCAGTATTCCAAAAATTCTAATAGACGAAACTAACCCAGATGAAGTAGAAGTAATAACAGACGGAGAAGTTTACAACATGCTTCAAACTCCTGGAATATACCAAGGGAAGGTGTTAAGTCAAGATGATTACTTAGAAATCATCCTTACTTATTTATTGACTACTGGAGACATTTATCAAAGAGGCTTGACTTCAATTGGATTTGGTGATTTATGGCAGCAAATGGAAATACTACCAAGCGGTTACACATTGCCGATTTCTGGTAAATCATATCTTTCACCAGTTCAGGGATATCAGTTCACAGATAAAATGAACACTTTCAGAATCCCAACTGAAGAAGTACTTCACACTAAATATATTAACCCAAGCACATTAGGATTGCAAAGCTTAGAAGGATTAAGTCCTTTACAAGCTGCATTGTATTCTCTTACAGGGTCTACTGATATTCAGCAAGCCATAAGTGTAATGACTAAAAACCAAGGAGTCAGAGGGATTTTAACGAACAAAGGTGAAAGGCCGTTAACAGGAGAAGAAGCTAAAATAATGAAAAACTCTGTTAACAAAAAGATAAGAGGGGTTGATAATTTCAATAGTGTTCATGTCACGGGAGTAGATGTTAACTACTTAAACATGGGTATGAATGCTGCTGACTTAAAATTGATTGAATCAGGAGTATTAACAGATAGACAATTATGTAATGCGTTCTCTGTTCCTTCTGTTTTATTTAATGACCCTGCAAACTCAACTTACAACAATTATACAACTGCTTTAAAATCTCTTTACACTGATGCGGTTATTCCGGCTAACAATAAGATTCTATCAAGTATTAATTCTGAATGGTTAAGTCAATATAGTTTAAGAGATGGAAGAGTTTACAAATTAGTACAGGATACTAGCGGAGTAGAAGCACTACAGGCAGATCAAAAAGAAGAAGCAGAAAAGGACAAGGCTAACATGGAAGGGGTTAATACCATTTTGAACATGCCTATAACAGACGAAGCTAAGTCAAGGTTACTACAGATAACATACGGTTATCCGGAAGAGATTGCTAACGAAATAGCACAAACTAACACTACAGGAAATGAATAGTTTAGAACAGAAATTAAACGACAATAAATATAAGGTTAAAACCATTTCTGCAAAAGTAGAAGACGTGGACTCAGGCTCTAGAAGAGTTAAGGTTGTTTTAAATACAATGAACTTTTTAGATTCTGATAGAGATATTATAAGAAACGGGGCTTTCTTAAAATCAATAAATGAAAGAGGCCCGTCTACTGGAGCACCTGACCAAATTCAATTCTTAAGACATCATGATTGGGAGCACCAAATAGGAAAATACACAGAGTTGTATGAGCAAGGTGATGAATTAATAGGTGTTGGAATATTAAGCAAATCAACGCAAGGTAATAACGCTTTAGAGGATTATGATTTAGGAGTTATTAACCAACACTCTATAGGATTTCAATATCTAAAAGACAAAATAAAATACGTAAAGGACTCTCAATTACACAAAGACGGTCATTACGAAGTTACTGAAGTAAAGCTATTTGAAGGCTCTGCGGTTGCGTTTGGAGCCAATAAACTAACACCAGCTTTAGAAGTAGCAAAGTCAACTGGAGACTACGAGCCAGTATTGAAGAAGCTTAATGATTTAAGCACTTCATTTAGCAATGCGTTAAAGTACCATAAGGGTACAGACGAACATATAAAAAGATTGGAGTACCAATTTTTACAAATACAGGAGATTCAAAACTCACTCAAAAGTATGAAGCCGTCTATTAAAGACACTTTAAAAACGGAAGAGCCGAGAGATAAATCCGTATTAGATTATTTATTAAACAACCATTAAAAAATTAAAGAAATGGAATTTGTAGAAAAATCAAGCGAAGAAATCGCTAACATGACGGAAGAGGCTAAAGCGGCTTATATCGTTGAAAAGAATGCTCATGACTTGAGCGAACTAGGGAAGAAACATGATGAGGCTATGGAAGCTAAAGCATCTAAAGAAGACCTAGAGAAAATGAAAGAAGAGATTGTAAAGCTTAAAGATGCAAGAGTAGACGCATTAGAAGGTGCTTTAAAAGCTCAAGGTGTTGAAGTAGAGCGATTCAAAAAACAATTAGACGCAGCTACTGAAGGTAAATCAGTCGACTTCAAGACTGCCTTATTAGAAGGTATGAAGGAAAACTCTGAATTACTTAAAGGTTTAAAGGATAATAAAGGCACTGTAAGATTAGAAATTAAAGCTAATCAAGACGCTTCAGACATTACATCTGGTACTGACTGGGCTACTATGGAGCCAGGGGTTGGACAAATCCCAACTA